CAGAACGATAGGAATGGACCCCGGACTAGGTCGAGGAACTCAACAACTCGCGATGACCGGCGCGACGCAGATCAGCCTCGCCGACATAATGAACGCGCCCTCGATGAGTTTTGAAGCCATCATGTCCAATGCCCGCACCAATGCGGTGCCCGCTGCGTTGGCGGCGATTTCTTTCAATATCGGAGCCTCGGTTTTCAAGAAAATCATGAGGAAGCCATTCAATCAAGCGAACAAATTAATCAAGCCCCTTGGCCTCAATGTGAGGATTGGTTGAAATGGCCGATGTACTCGCCTCAGGCGTCATCTATTTCTCTGACGGAACTACCGTACCAATGCAGAACACCGCACAGACCGAGGGATCTAAGGAAGAGGTCTTGACAGATTCCGAAGTGACAACTACCGCCCAGAGTCTAGGAGATTACGGCCCTAACAAAACAGTAATCGCCGGATATGTCTGTGTCGCAAACGCCTCAGGCTATTGTTACATCGAACGCCAAGGAGTACCGATATCTTTCATTAACATCGGAAAGGCAGGCATGGCAGGAGGTTCATATTTTCCCGCGACCGCATCAGTCACGCTGCAACCGGGCGACAAGTTGTATGCTTACGCCCAGACTGCTGCGGATCGCACCGCCAGTCTTCTCTGCGTGACCAGACAAAGCCATCGAGTCTTTCAGGGAACGCCCTCAGGCGGCGCGAGTACATCCCTAGTTGACACGATCACTTCCAATTCCATCGGTGACACTCTGGGCGGCGCGGGAGAGGTCGTTTCAAAGGCTTTGTTCGTCTCTGGTGACGGGACTCTGGTTACTTCCGCCGGCGGAGCGTGGATCAAGAATAACATCGGCAACATAGCCGGAGCGTTTGCCTCGCAGGATTCTGAAAACCATTTCCCCGGTTTCACTGATTGTGCAATAAGAATCTCTCTCAACTATACCGCTGCTGTCGAAACTTCCGCCTGAGGTACAGGGCTATGGCGAAGTACTTGACCAGAGCGAAATGCAGGAAGAGGCTTCTTGAAGCGAAGATGAAGTTTCAAAAAGTGTATATGAAATCGAATATGGGCTATGTCACTACAAAAGATATGGAAGCAGTTGAGAAGATAGTAGCACGGTGCCTCAAGCGGATTCAGTGATAGGATGCCGCTTCCAGATGCCCCGGCGCAGTCGCCAAGAGTGTACAAACTGCTCAAGAACACGACGCTTGAGAACCTAACAGACGATGATTTCATTCTTGTTGCTAATCCGATCACGCTTGAATTGCTGAATGAAGACGAGTTAAGGCGTCTTTTGCTCGTTCAACTCGCGCGCCTGACAGTTAAACAGGAGTGGAACGGACTCCTTGGGTGATTGCATGCCGCTTCCAGACGCCTCTAAGAAGTCGCCAAGGGTCTACACCCTGCTACAGAACACCGATCTAGACTCTGTGACGTTCGCAAATGTGAGCGCGGTTGGGGGTCCGATCGCGATTGAAGAAGCCAATGAAGATGAAATGCGAAGATTAGTCCTAGTGAACCTGTGCCGTTTGGTCACTTCTGGCGAGTGGACGGGCCTGCTTGAGGCTGGTGGTGGTGGTGGATCAGGGTACGGTGTCCTTGCCCCATTAACCGAGACTGGAACCTATGACGGCTTTGAGATATGTAGTCTGGCGCCGTGGGGCGTTTCCGATTCCGGAACCTCTGCCATCGCGGCTGCTGGATATCCAAAGGGCTATCCGTTTGTCTCGCCGAAGACGGGCGATATAACCTCAATGGAGGTCTATGTTTCGACAGCGGCTGCCAGCAGCACCGTGAAGATCGCCATCTACGCCCAAGATGAAGATACGCACCTTCCCTCGACCATGCTGGGCTTCGTTGAGATAGATACCACTAGCGTAGGCACAATAAATCAAACCAGTTTCTCAGGTGGAACGCCATCGCTCGTTGAGGGGACGCAGTACTGGGCGGTTCAGGCTCGCGGAACTGCCGCATATGCATACATGTGGGGTATCGGTGAAACTGGTCGGGCAGGAATCGGTCTGGCTAACGACCCGACAAGCCTCACCTGCGCGGCTACCTTTGCTGCGGACTGGGCTGCTGCTGACCCAGTTGATACTGTCGGAACATTGAGTCAGTATGTCTCCGGCAATAATGTTAGATGCATTTTGAAGTGGTGATTATGGATAGAAACTATACTCGTTATGATGGAACTGAGATCATCGAGCAGGGCAAGTACGAGGTCACATGGGAGCAGGTCCGAAAGGAACGGAATCAAGCCCTCATAGATTCCGACTGGCGGGCGCTGAAAGATGTGACACTGACAATCCCGTGGCGTGACTTTCGCGCAGCATTGAGAAACCTCCCGCAGGATTTCCCAGACTCCGCAAACGATGCCTGCGACAACTTCCCGGTGATGCCCGATGAGTGAACTCAGCGAGAAGGCCAAAGAAATGGTCATGGAAAACGGCATGGCTTTTTTGCTCGGCTGGATTCTCGGAATGGGCTTAGGGCAGGTATTGTGGGACTCCATAACCGGGGTGCTTTGATGGCTAAGAAACCGAGCGATCAGGTTTTTGAGTTGAGATTTTCACTCCAAGATTATGAGCGTGAAATGTTCAGTTCGGCAATCGGTGCCTATCAGATGAATCGGATAATGACTCCGATTGTGACTTTGATGAACGATGTGACAGGGATGGTAGTCTTTCTCACGATCATCGCTGCCCTCGGTGTCACAGGTGTGAGTTTCACCTTCTTGACTGCCATGTTGGTAGGAGACTTCAGCATGGCCGATGCAATCGACCAGTTCACCACGCAGCGAGAACAGGCCATCGCAGCCGGTGCGACTGTCGGTATCCTCGGTCTATCCAACCCACTAACGGCTCAAATCTTGAGCATCTTGGGTTTAACCCCTCAAGAACCATGAAAATGACCCTTCACATAGGGGGGTAGCGACTACGATTTGGGGCCGTCGGTCCCGAATAGACGCAGATCCATCATGGAGGCGGACTCCGGGGGTTCTTCGCCGTTAGCAACGGCGAGGATATGTTCTTGAAGAAATTGGACGGTCTTCTTCGACTGTCTCAACTGCGCAGATAGTCCGACTCTGTTCGCTGGTCCGTTATCCGCGGTGAACTTGATTGCGTAACGAATCTGCGAACTCTTCCCACGGGGAGGCCATGATTCGTAAATGCGATATGCTTCGTTGTCAAGGGTCGCTGAGATTAGGTGCATTATCTATACCTCCTAACTAGACGAGGGATTTTCTTTCGACTAAGATTGAAGTTCCAGTGTTCGTCTTTTGAAAGCCGCTTCAAAACAGCGGTAACGGCTCTGTCCATGCGATGCGCTTCGGCCACCGTCATTCCTTCGCCGTGTTTAGGAGTATACCCTAAGATTTGTTTTTCAACATCATGCATCAAGGGGGAGTTTCCTAATTGCCCTATTGCGCCCATGTAATCTTTCAGAAAACGCTTAGTCATAACCTCGATTACTTCTGTTTCCATTTCCTTTTGATTCATCAACTCGCCTCCTTCAGGAACACGTCTAGGAGCCTCCGGCAGTGCGGGCAGGGGATAGTCACCTCAAACGTCCTTGAACTGCGTGGAGTGTCGTCTATAGGCTTCATTCAATCACCAGCACTTCACTCGGGTACTTGCATTCAGCGCATACATTCCAATACGACACCGATCTCTTTTCTTTCTTGCATCTCTCGCACTTATTGATTCTCATTCAATACACCTCCTTCTCGCCCAAAAACATCAGACAGTCCCAACAGAAATGGGGGCCGCATTTAGACGGGGTAGTTGCTAGTTCAGTTTCCGTTTTCAGTTCATTGCACTCTTCGCATTCATTCATCTTTATCACCTGTGGAGGATCGGCGTTCAGTGTGGATGCACTCATTGTCCGACCCTCCACTTGAGGGGAGGGGCCTAGAGTATAATATAGTGCCGGTTGTTGAAGTCATGGCTTCTGGGGCTTCGCCCCATCAGCACACACCCCCTCCCGCCGGCAATGACTAGCCCACCTCAGCCACCGACTATCAAGATTCTCTAGTATTTTGAGTGAAATCGGGTCGTGAAGGCAGGTTGATAGACGGTCGGCTCCCGGTTGATGAACATGGTAGATGAGATAACCCTGTTAATCGCCCTTGGAACGCTTAATTTGCTCGCTCTGGGAGGTCTTTCGCTGTGGATCAGGCGAGAATTAGAGGATTCAATGGAACAACTAGACAATTCTCTTGCCATGGCTCTGAAAAACACGATTGAGAACCTGACAGGTGAAGGCGTGATGGCTTTTGAGCCGCCGAACCCGATCACGACCGCGATAGGTCAACTCCTGATGGCTTCAGCACAAAAACAAATGAACACAGTCGAAGCAACGGTCACTTCACGGGGCACAGACGGACAATTCATTGAAAAACCGTAAAGATAGAATTATAACCGAGGTTTTGCTTCCCTTGCGATATGGCCCGACGCAAGAAGGCAACTCGACGCCGAAGGAAGCCGGCTCTGAATCTGTATGACATGGGA